AGGCGATTACATTGCCGTAACGTACGGAGGCGAAAATAGTTGAAGTAGAATTGTAATCGTAGTTCGTAAAAATCCTCTCCGCTATGAACTTGCTAGAACCATAAACATTGACAGGAAGGCAAGCTTTGTCTGTGGATACAAGGATACATTTTTTTACATCGTTTTCAATAGCTGCCCTAGCGACATTATCGCTTCCATTAACATTAGTCTTGATGCATTCATCTGGATGAAACTCCATGTCATCAATTCTTTTTAATGCGGCAGCGTGAATGATATAATCTGGTTTGTGGATTTTTAAAGTTGTATTGAACTTATCAAAATCACGAACATCACCAATAACTTTTATTACATTTGTATTGTCGTTAAAAATAGAAGCTTGCTTCCCTTCATCTCTACTATATATTACAACTTGATTTTTTACCAAAAGATTTTCAACAAGCTTCTTGCCAAGAGACCCTGTGCCGCCTGTAATTAGTATTTTCTTACGCATTGTCATTGTATTTGATGCCAACAATTATATGGATGCCCTACTCCTAAATTATTAATAGTACTATATGGAAAATAATGCTTTAAGTAAAGAGAAAAAAGTTTAAATTGATCAATATAAGATTTATGTGAGTAGTTTTTGTCCCAACCTGTCTTATCAAAAGCGTGTTTATATTCAGTTGTTTTTTTGTTGAATTTTTTAGGCACTCCATCTACACCTATACAATCAACTTGTTTTGCGCCTAAACTAAGAGCTAATGTAATCAACTTTGGAGAAGCTCCCAAAGATTTAAATTGCGCTCTACATGAGCAAAGAAGAGACCTATCAGCGTAACGTTTTTGTATTTCATGAACCATTTGACGTTTAAGTTCTAAGTCTTCCATAGCTAAAATAATATTTTTACCATCAACATAATCTGAAAACTTAGGGCTTAAAGCTTTTGTCTGATTACCTATTAAATATAAATCAATATTTATTTTAGACGACCAGTCAGATTGGTAGAAATTATGTAGTGAAAAAATATAATCATAGCCTTTATGATCCCAGTCGTATTCATTTACTGTTGGGCCTCCTCCGATAATTAATATTTTGCTATCTTTAAATTTATTTAAATTGTCTAGCTTTTGATATACATACTGACCATTGCAAATATATTCAACTTCGTTAATTACAGATTGTTTTTGTAGCCATCTAACACCCCTACTAGAGTTAGCAAATTTTTCTGTAGTGGAAACAAAAGGAGCTTCTTTTCTGTCACTAAAACGATTCCAAGTTTTTTCTGGTGGATAAATCATTTTAAACTAGGTGAATAAATTTTTTGTTGTGCATCCCAAGATGGGTCTATAGGAATACTCATGGCCCCACAAATATTGTTAAATTCCTTTATAAAACCTTTACAGTTCTCATGATCTGTTTTTTTGCCAGTGTGCCACTCAATGTATATCTCATTCACATAGGATAATACTTGAGTATCAATCATGTTCTGCAAAATTGAATATTCTGCACCCTCTACATCTAGCTTAAGAATAATATGATCATGTTTGCTGAAATTATTTTTTATAAATTCTGATAAGATGACTGGTTGATATTGAACCTTCTCAACTCCACATTTATATTTATCTAGATACCCTTGATATTTTTTTTTGCTCGTTGTGCTTCCCCCGCCTGAACCTTGTATGTAGAATTCAATAACTTCATCTGAACCATAAACAATATTCGGATAAAATTTACAGAGATGATCTACAGGGTGGTATTTAAAAAGTTTAGGATTCCCTTCAAAGCAAAAACATTCAAACTCTTTGTTTTTATCTTTTAGATGTCTAAACTTCCTTACGCTACAACCATCATTTGAACCACAATCTAGAAATATTTTTCTCATTAGTCTAGCTGATACCTTTTTACGTTCCTCTCTGGGATGATAGAAGAGATTCCTTCTGAGTAAGATTCTCTTTTCGTTAATGCTGGCCTAATAAAAAAGAATAAACATTCTCTAGGGCTAGACCCCACCGAGGGAACAGTAGCTCTATGGTAAATATTAGGATGCATCAATGCGTAGGTTCCAGCATTACCAACTAAACTATTTATAGCGTAACCTTCATCGATTCTGTTTTGAGTTTCTTGTGGTGGAATCCTCTTGCCTTTAAAAAAGAACGGTAGACCATTATGTCTTGGGTGAGTCCTGTTTGTCGGGACCATAGGAAATTCTCCACTACTATTTTGGAGATATTGAAAGCATCCGTTATCTTCTGTTACATCAGTTAGATAGATAACCAATTTAAGAAACTGATCTGGACAGTCATCATAATGCCAAAGCCATGAGCTATCAGGATTAACTCCGGGCTTGTTTCTATAGCAGTGTAAAATTTCTATTTGAGCGTTTGATTTGAATACCTTCTTTTCAATTTCTGGCATGATGGTGGAAAACAACTCATCAAGCTCTGGTATATCTCGCCACCCATTTAAATGTGTCGCCCACTGATTTTCTAAAATATCTTGTTTGTTATTAAGCTTATTGTGAACTTGTTCTGCTATTTTTTTTACAAGAGTTAGATACTTTTCGTCCTTTTCAAATATTTCCTGATCTAACCTGAGATCATAAACGTCATTATAACTGCTCGCATAACTTTCTTGGAAAGTTTTTTTACATGAATTGTAGTGTTCTTTATAGGTATTCATCTTTGTAAGTGGTACATTGATCTCTGGTCGCCAAGATATACTATCTCAACGCCATGTTTTTCTAAATGTTCTCGTAACTGATATTCGACGTTATCTCCAAACCTATCCCAACAATCTTTATATTTTGGATCGTAAGGATATGGTTCACTCTTGAGATACAAAGAGCTAAATATATCCATAACGCGAGGAGAGCCGAAGGCAAAGCCATCACACAACATCTCGTCCATGAAAATCATTGGGGCCACACAACTCCATCCACCAAATAAAAATATCTTGTTTTCAGAATTGTATTGTGTTTTGTAAATATCTTTTACAGGAATGTTTACGAAAGGATTAAACTCAAACCTACACCGAATAATAATATCGTAATCGCCTTCAATCATTTGATGGCATTGATGCATTTTCCATAACTGCCTTTTCCGAAGCCATTGCCACTTAGACATGTTTGAATCGTTCAACGTGTCTTCTAAAGATTCATCTTCTATAAACTGTTTTTTTGTTTTTACAAGAGATAGTAAGTCTTTAACTTGTGAGTCATCAATCTTGTAAACGATCCCATATGAAGGTTGGTTTTTTCTCCAACCCTCCCCCGACTTTAGATACTCATAGACTTCTGAACTAGGCTTAAGTTGAGGTCTATTCAAAGTCTTGTGAGAAACAACATTAGATGTATATGCGTAAATGTCATCTACATCATCCATGAATGATTGCTTTTGCGAATTCAAAGCTTTGTTAAAAGCTCCAATTTGCCCACTATAACACAACGCTGTTTTCATAACTGCTTTACATTATCCAGTATGCCCTCATAAATATTATCACTGGATAGATCATTAAAATTTTCAGGGTCAATTTTTAAATCATTTAACATGTATTCGCAGAACACTCGCATTTGATCTTGAAATTCTTTTACGCTATTGAATGGAGGAGGCTTCTTATCCTTCTCAAAAAAATGTTCATTAGTTTTGAATCCATCTAAACCTATAAAATCTATTTTTGATGCCCCAAATAGTCTAGCTAATACACAAGCTCTAGGGACATAACCAAGCCTTGAGAAATATCTTGTTAACCAAACAAACGTTAAGGGGTAAGCTTCTCCAAGCTTTAACAAGTTAAAAGCTGGCCTTCTGGCAGAATGATCAAAGCCTAATATGGGATTGTGATTGTTTACATATTCCAAGAACTCAGGGTCGTTAAAATCAACTTCGTCACCAATTAAAGCTACATGAACCTTATGTTTCTTTAACAAATCGTTTTTAAAGAAGTGATTACAGCTAAAAACTAAATCATAAGATTTTATTTGATCGTCTGTCAGGTTTTTAGATGATGGGCCACCACCAATAACTAAGACCGACTTGTCTTTTACAAAGCTAAAATCAATATTAGATTTTATAAATAACTCATCAGTTGTTTTAGTCTCTCCAAAGACTTCATCGAACATAAAACTTTTAAAGAAAGCATCTCGTAATTTTTTAGATACTTCTACCCAATCTTCGACTTTAGATTGGAAAGAGAACCAGCCTCCTTGGAAAATGTCTTTCCTGTAAAGACTCATTAACTATTCCTGAGTTTTTTCCTTACTTCCGCTTCAGTTTCTGTAACTGAAATCTTGCCATCCCCAAAAGATTGTTCTAGTTCTCTAACTCCACTAACGAGCTTGAAAAGACCTTGAGGCTCAACCGAAGCCATGTGATCAGAACCCCACATGGTCCTGTCGAGGGTTACATGACGCTCAATAATACTTGCCCCAAGATAAACTGCGGCCACAGTAGTACCAAGCCTAAACTCATGTCCACTGTATCCAACTTGACAACCATATTTGTCTTTTAGAGTTCTAACACAAGAAAGATTTAATTCTTCTATTGGGGCTGGGTAGGACGAATTACAATGTAAGACTGCGTAATCCTTAGCGTGAGCTTTTAGAATATCAACAGCTTCATCAATCTCTTCTTCAGAACTCATCCCCGTAGAGATAATTACTTTTTTACCAGTCTCGCAAGTTTTCTTTAGAAGTTCTTTATCTGTAATGCTCGCAGATGCAATCTTAATAAAAGGGATATCATATTGATTAAGAAACTCTAAGCTATCTAAATCCCAAGGTGAAGCACTCCAAGCTATACCTTTATCCTTGCAGTAACGGTCAATCTCATCATACTCCTCTTTGCCAAACTCAACCTTGTATTTGTAATCAAGATATGTCATCTCTCCCCAAGGAGTGTTACGCATTACAGACTTTTGATGTTCTGGGACACAAACATCTGGATTACGCTTTTGGAATTTTACCGCATCACAACCAGCAGCAGCTGAAATATCAATAAGCTTTTTAGCTGTATTTAAATCTCCATTGTGATTAATGCCAATTTCTGAGATGATGTAAGTCTTTTCCATTACTAGAGATAGTAGTCATTTTCATAAAAAAGTCAACATAAAAATTCTTCAGACGATTGATATAGCCGATCTCTTTGATGGTTGTCAGGTCTATTATCAGGATAATCTGTATGCCTTATAAATTTGTATCCAGTAAAAGATTGTCCAGAATGTAGATGACCGGGTAGATCCTTGCATGGAGTAATAAATACGTTTTCGTAAAACGCCTGTTTCCAAGGCTTGACTCTCATATCGCAACCATTAGCCAATAAAAAATAAAAACCAAAACATTGTTCTGGATAGTCTAACTGTGTATTTGGTAAGAAGGTTTGTTCTGCATTTAGAGTCATCATGAAGCACCCATCTTTAATTACTTCAGACTCACCACCAAACAGATGCGAAGAAAAGCAAAAGTTATGAATTTTCCAGAACCCATTATCTGTAGTGTGAACCTTCTTAGGGTTTTCCCTCATGTTGTCTACAAATTTAGAGAGGTCTGGATAGAGTTCGTCACTTCTAGCTCTTATAGCGTATTTTTTCGTGACTAACCTACTGCCCTTCCAAGTTGTAAAGGCTTGAAAGAAACGACAGCCTTGGTTGTTGATTTCCCGCAGGTTTTGTGGATACTTACTTAATACTAATTTATATTCCTTGCTAGTCTTGTTAAGTAAATTTAAATCTTCATCTTCCCAAGTTGAAACAATCACTTCCCCAAATCCTTGACTGTAATAGCTATCTACAGCCTCAAAAGTCCTGTCATCTATTGGCCCTGTGATTATTATGGATATTTCTGAATTATGCATTAAGCTGCTGCTTGGCTATATTTTTAAATCTATTTAAATTATGCTTGGATAGATCGACCTCGACATCAACCTTGTTTTTGGGGTCTACATAAATAGAACCAAAGGCTGACAGCTCCTTGCAAAAATTAACATGATCGCATTCTCCGTCAGTTGACCATTTTACTTGTTTAATTATATCTGTGTAAGATAAAGCAAAGCCTCCAAAAGCCGAATTACACTTGATTGCGTTCCCTAGAGACCAGTTCATTCTGTCTAACCCATTTTTAAATGGACAATCTGTCCAGTATAACCCCCTGTTGTTTGATTTGTCTAGCAAAGGGTAAACATCATAGTAGGAATCTGAAGTCATTTCAAAAGCGTAGTCTGGGATATTTTGCCTGACATTTGGAGTGACCAATACTGCATCTTCTAACCTTTCTATCAGTTCTAAGTGTGACTCTAGATTGGATTTATCAAAGTTAACATCAGAGTCAACCATTAGTGTATACTTCGAAGAACTGTTTTTAAGTAGGTTTTTGCATTTGTTTCTGAACTCACAAAGCATTTGCATCCTGTCTATATTTTGGACACTACCAAAACTTTCCGCATCCAAATTTTCATGAAGAAACTTATGGGTTCTTTTCTCCAGCCACTGTTTTAACAAAGGAACAGTGGAATCTTTTGAGTCATTCTCATAAAAGTAATACTCGAAACCGTAATCAAGAGACTCCAAGTCTTCAAACTGAGCTAGAGTTCTAGCTAAGTGAGGCTCACTATCTCTAAATAGGGAATAAACTGCTATGGTATCTCTCATGCTAATGCATGATTATACTCTAAACCTCTTTTTCTTCAATGATTTCCCTCACGCTATCTAAGAAGGGGAAGGCGTTTAATAAATCTTGATGATCAGCAAAGCCTTCATCATCCCAAACCCACTCGCTATAAACCTCTTCTTCGTCCCAAGCTAGGACTTCATTAGAAACCATCTTGCTGACAGGTTTTTTAGACCAAAACTTACAGCTCCAGTAACGAGGGGTTGTTTTGTCTTTAGCTGTATCACATTTATGTCTAGCTCTAAAGCTGCGACGACGAGCTGGGTCATCCCGCTTGATTTCCATGTTGGGATCACCAAACTTAACCATGATCACATTGCCTGTCTTTGGGTTTTTTACATAAACCCCATACTTCTTTTTGCCGTCTTTTAGTCGGAAAGGCTTATTTAAAGTTTTCTTTTCTGCTTCTGTGTATTCAAGATCTTCTGTTGAATCATCTTGCTCCCACTCATTAGCCCCAGCCATAACTAGATCAAGGTGGGCGATATCAAACTCAATATTAGCAAAATCAATAAAAGCTTCCCCCTCTTGCTCAAGATAATAATCTTCAGAGCCTTTTGCTACATCTTGATCAGCAGCACGGTAAGACTTTTTAACTTTACCGCCCTTGACCATTTTAAGGAACATGTTAACGCGAGCCATAGCCCACTGACCTCTAGTCTTTCCGGGGCGGTGGCTGGAGGAGAAAGCGCCAGCGCCACGACGATAAATTTTCTTTAGTTGACCAAGGGTGACTTTTTTAGAGTGCTTCTCATTATGTTCCTTAACTTTATTTTTAAGAGAAGTGATGACTTTTGCAGAAAATGTAATTGAACCTCCTTTACCACCAGCGGAACCCTTCTTATTCTTACTAGAACCTTTTTTGCGTTCTGATGGTTTTGCAGGAGTTTGCGCTCCACTTTTTGGGCCACCACGCTTTGCAGCTTCAGATTGCCCCAAAAGTTCTTTAATTTTCTTAGAAAAGTCCAACTCCATTGTATTTTCCTTTACACTTATTTTAGATATAAATGAAATCAACCTTCGCAAGATTTACATTCCATCATAGATCTTGCTAATTCTTGGCTAGGATTAGCACTTCTCTGGTAATAAAAACCCTTCAACCCGCTCTCCCAGCCATAAATCATTAAGTCACTAACTTCTTTTGCAGGGATTTTTGGAGCCACCATGATGTTCAAAGATTGCCCTTGATCAATATACTTTTGTCTTTGGGACGCTTGAATAACGATTTCTTTTTGGCTGATTTCTCCGAAGGTCTTGAAGATATCTTTTTCTTCATCCGAAAGGAAGAGTAAGTGTTGGACGGAACCGCCAGTTTCAAGGATGCTCATCCAAGTCTCTTGATTATCCTGACCCTTTTCAGATAGGAGTTTTTTGAGGTAAGGGTTTTTGAAGGTGAATTTTCCTTTGGCAAGATTTTTGGTGAAATAATTACCATTGAGAGGCTCGATAGATGGAGAAACCTGACCCAAGATAAACGAGCTGCTTGTGGTTGGAGCAATAGCTAAGGTAGTCGTATTTCGACGACCATACCCCTCACAATACATAGGCTCCCCTAAACCTCGCGACAATTCTGCTGTCGCTTCATCTGCACGATTACGGATGGTCTTCCAAATGGAATTATTCTGCATTTTAGCCTCCAAGCTTTCAAAGCTAATCATTTTGCTTTGTAGGTAAGAGTGCCAGCCAAGAACTCCCATACCCAAAGCTCTGTGGCGCTTGGCAAAATTATGAGAAGATTCCATAAAAGGAATACGTTTTGTTTTTAGAATGTACTCTTCCATTACTGCATCAAGAAAAGCGACTAATGTCTCAATAGCGTCAGTCTCTACAATGTCATCCCATCTAACGAGATTCAGAGAGGATAAACAACAAACAAAAGATTCATCTTCTTTTGATGGCAAGCTGATCTCATTACAAAGATTAGAAGCATATATCTTCATGTCTTTATCTCGATAACATTCTGGCGCGTTATTGTTGGCGGTATCTTGGAAGAATAAGTATGGATAGCCAGTTTCGAACCTCTTCTTGATGATTAAAGCCCAAATCTGACGCTTGTCAGAGTCGCCCCCAATCATTGATTTCATCCATTCATCTGTAATGGTTACAGCGAAAGACATATCTTGAATCGCATTACCCTCACTCTTGATGCGGAGAAACTCTTTTACGTCAGGATGTTCAATAGGGAGGTAAGCTGCGAAAGAGCCACGACGAACATTACCCTGAGAAACAACAGAAGCAACCTTATCAAATAGCTCCATAAAATGGACTGCCCCAGAAGACTCACCACCAGAATTGATTGATGCTCCACGCTCACGAAGATCGCCAAAGTAAGCGGAAGTCCCCGACCCATGCTTAGTCTGCATACCCACCTCACACTGTTTAGCTAAAATACCATCCATCCTGTCAGGAACATAAACCCCATTACAGGATATGGGTAGACCACGATCACGACCAAAATTAGACCAGACAGGAGAAGCCAAGGAATAAAATCCCTGCTTCATATAACCCTCAAACTTGTCAGCAAACCCGTCTATACCGAGATACACTTCAGCGGTCTCTGCAATATCACGGATTCTCCGCTCTGGAGTCTCACCTTTTTTTAGATAGCCCCTTTCAAGAAATAATCTTGAGTCATCATTTAGCCAATAGTAATTAGTCATTTAGAACAAGTCCTCTGCGTTGAACGTCTGTGAATTTTTTGAATACTCGACTGGTCGAGAATAAAAGAAGTCGGTGGCATTATTACCAAGCAACTCCTCTTCAAACCAGATTGTATCTTTCAGTAGATTTTTGTCAACATCGAAAGCTTGTTTAAAGCCAATTTTTTGTAAAGAATCATTGATCCTATTTTTAATGAATTCTTTTAGGATGGGGGCGCTAAGACCCTTCTCTTGAATACCGTTGATCATCCAATCAATCATTTTGCTCTCAGCTTTAAAAGCTTGTTGAGCTTCGTCAAGAATGCGCTCTTCCAACTCCCCATCAAAAAGCTCAGGATGCTCTTCGCGAATGGTGTTGATAATTTTCATTCCAACTAAAGCATGAACGTTCTCCTCATTACGAGTATACTTAACTTGTTGATCGGTATCCTTAAGAACATTCTTAAAGCGAGCAAAGTGATTAATGATGTAAAATTGAGAAAACAACGACACGTTCTCTACAAAGAGAGTGAATAGGATTAAAGCATAAACATATTGCTTCTTACTGTTCTTGTAGAATTTGTGGGTATACTTCCGAAGGTAGTTTACTCGGCCCTCAATGAAGTCGAGTTTGAGATTCTCTTCAAAAACCTCTTCTAATCCAAGAACTTCCAAAAGTCGCTCATAAGCGTTATTGTGAATAACTTCAACATTAGCCATAACAAATCCAAGATCACTAAAAGAAGGATGAGGAAGGTTGTCGCCCAGTTTGCTCCAGAATTTCTTAACAGCAACTTCGATCTGCCCAATAGCTGAAAGAGTCCTAACAATGATCTCTTTTTCCTGTTCGCTTAATACCACATTAAAGTCTTGTAAATCAGAGGTAAAACTGAATTCTTTATCGGTCCAAAACCCATTGTGCATTGCCTCAATAAACTCTCCTGCCCAAGGATAATGGTCAGGCTTCCGCGATATTTGTTCTTCGAAAATCATGTTAGCGTTAGTTACACTATTAGTTGGATTCGATCCCTTGTCGAGTGAAAATTTTGTGATTTTTTTTTATTGACAGTATTTTAAATCTTAGTATAATAACGCTATACGGTCAGAAACCGCGAGGTTTCGTTTACTTTACAGTTAAACCTTTAGGAACAGGAACGTAATATATTATATTAATATAATATATTATAAGAAAGAATAAATACAGCTAATGCTTTAAAAAAATGCAAACGGATCAAGAATTAATTGAAAATGTCAAAAATAATAACGACAATGAAAGCTTAGTAGAAATAATTAATAGGCATTCGGGAGTTTATCACGGCATGGTGGACAGGTTTCTTTCTGGCGACAAGAATATCGAAGATAGGGATAACATTCTTCAGGAGAAAGAGTTTACAATATACAGCTCTGTGTTGAAGTACGACCCGTCGAGAGGTGCTAAATTTACAACATATCTAGCTAATGAAGCTAAATGGAAATGTTTAAACGTTTTGACAAGGAACAAAAAATTTCAAAAATGCTCTCTTGACGATATGATAAAGCAGCCACAATATGAAGGAGGCTTTAAGGTTCATGAGAATTATGAGATCTTTTCCTTCTTTCAAAAATTCTTAGATAAAGAAAAAGACAAAAGGGTGAAAAAAATCATTGACATGAGGTACAATGGAGTGTCTAATAAGCTTACACCTTGGAGGAAGATAGCTAAATCCCTCGGAATGAGTATTCAGGGGGTGATCAACATCCATAATCGTTATCTATCTAAGTTCCAAAAAGAATCAGAAAATTATGTATAATAATATTACATCAGTAGGGTATCTTGTAAAAGATCCAGAGACTCGCCAACTTAATGGCGGGAAGTCAGTGACGCGCCTTCGTGTCGGTATCTCCCCAAGCAATGCTAAAACCAAGTGCTTCATTGATCTTGAAGTTTGGGATAAGCTTTCGGAAATCGCATCTAAATACCTTACAAAAGGTCGTGAGTTTGTGTTTTCTGGTGAGCTTGCTATGGACACTTGGGAGAATAAGGAAACTGGTAAACCTCAATCGAAATATTTTATCAGAGGAAATAATATTCAATTCTTAAATTCTGGTAAGAAAGACGATAGTCAATCTTCTGATTCTGCTCCTGCTCCTGCTGCTGCTGCCGCTGGTCCAGCATCTGATGATGAGCCTCCCTTTTAATGAGAGTTTTAGTTGAAGCCCCTATCAACTCGTTAAGCCTCGGTAATGTTTCTTTTAACATTATACGAGAGCTTTTCGATAGGGGACATGACGTTGGGATTTGGCCCACAGGTAATATTGACCTAAAAGCTTATGACGTTGATCAAGATTTACTTAAAAAAATCGAAAATGCCATAAACAATAGGTATGATTATCTTAGTGAAGATGTTCCAAGTTTAAAAATTTGGCATTTAAATGGTTCAGAGAGTAGAAAAAATTGTAAACAATATTTGTTAACCTTTTATGAATGCAACCAACCAACAGAAACCGAGAAAAAACTTTTTGAATGTCAAAACGGGACGTTCTTTAGTTCTTCCTGCGCTTCTGACTTGTTTGGTGGCGTGTTCTGCCCATTGGGTTTCGATGAAGACCTCAAAGAAACGAAAAAAGAGTACCTAAATGGTATCACCCATTTTGGTTTGATGGGTAAGTTTGAACATAGAAAGCATACTGCTAGAATTATTCAAGCTTGGTTAAAGAAATACGGAAATAACCCAAAGTATCAGCTTTCTTGTTTGATTACTAACCCTTTCTACAAGAAAGAGGACATGGATGCAACAATCAATGCTGTTTTAGGTGGGGAGAGGTATTCTAATATTAACTTTCTGCCTCATTTAGAAAAGAATTCTGAAGTTAATGATTTTTTAAATGCAATCGATATTGATCTTACAGGATTGTCTGGAGCAGAAGGCTGGAATCTTCCTGCTTTTAACGCAACTTGTCTCGGCAAATGGAGCATTGTTCTTAACGCCACATCTCATAAAGATTGGGCTACTGAAGATAATTGTATCTTGGTTGAGCCTTCAGGAGAAGTGGATTGTTACGATAACGTCTTCTTTAAGAAGGGGTCTCCATTTAATCAAGGGACTTTTTATGATTGGAAAGAGGACGATGTGATCAAGGCGATGGAAGAAGCTGAGAAGAAAGTGGGACAAGTTAACACAGAGGGACAAAAGTTGGCAGACAAGTTGACTTACAAAAACACTGTAGATGTCATTTTGTCCCGTATTTCCAAGGATTTTGATTTGGCATAGTTTGTGTTAAAGGGTTTGTATGATTAATACATTATTGTACGACTTATTTAATGACCACGGTTTTAAAAACCAAAACTATGTTGAAGATAAAGGAGACTCTTTCGAGTTAAAAGTTGAGCTTGCTGGTTTTTCCAAAAAAGATGTCGATATTGAAGTTACTGAAGATAAGCTAACAATTGAGACAAAACCTAAAGACGGAAAGAAAGCTTTTTCTGTTCAACTTTTCAAGAAGGTCGAGACAGAAGCTATCACCTGTAAAATGGATAACGGCTTGCTAACTATGAACCTGCCTAAAAAAGGAAGATTAAAACCAACTAAAATTAAAGTTAATTAAAAAAACGGGGGTGGAAACGCCCCCGTTTTTATTTATAATTAAATATGCCTTTATATACCTACAAGCATCCTGAGACAAACGAACATAAAGACGTTTTTCAGTCTATGAATGAAGAGCATATTTATGTAGATGGTTTTGGTATCGAGTGGAAACGGGTCTATTTTGCCCCTAATGCCTCTATCGACTCCAACATTGATCCGTTCAGTCAAAGGCAGTTTACGGACAGTACAGGAGGAAAGAAGGGTAGTGTAGGTGACATGTTTGATTACTCAGCGGAGATGAGTCAAAGACGAGCAGAAAAATCTGGAGGAAAAGATCCGCTTAAACAAAAATACTTCGATGATTATGCGGCCAAGAGAAATGGTCAACGTCACATGGCAGAGAAGAAACAGAATTACGAAAGTAAAAATGTTAAGATTGAATATGATTAATTAGTCAACTCATGACTAAATGATAAAGAGTAAGTCATGTTGTCATTGACATTCATTTGGTAGGATGAACTTTCCAGCCTGAGACTAGAGAATGAAAACGTATTCTTGAATGCCTCACCAGTATCCACCACTTCAACTTCAAACCTATATTCAGACTCATCGTCTATTAACTGAGCTATCTCACCTGTTGCTAATCCAGATACTAAAAATTGTAAATCAATAGAGGAGGTTAGTGGGTATTGGACTTTTCTTCCATAGGGGTAATCACTTCCCAAACCAAATAAGTCAACCCTATTGATTGGGATGTTGAATGAAAAAGACTGAATACTCGCATCGCCACTAATAGTAGATCCACCAATCTGCAAATTTTGAAGACTTATGTTTAAATCACTAGGCGAACATAGTGGTGGTTTAAATCTATTAACTGATGTATAATCTCCAAAACCGTTTACTTTTGCATCCTCTAGGTTAACAGTGCCAACATTTGTGTTGTTACCTGATTGTAAATTAATAGCTGGATTTAAAGTCTGATCAAAAGAACCCGTCTCCATCCTGATGTTTGAGCATTTATAAGATGTGGATACAACTGGAGGAGTGCCTATTGAAAACGCCAAAGAATAGTTTGTCAAAAAAGCGTTTCCAATTGAAATGACTTCTGACTCATTTCCTAGATTTGCTATTGCAGAGACTTCATTAGCAATCATGTCAACAGACTGATGTCCATTATTTACTATATAGAAGTTTTGATCTTGGTTATCATAACCATTGAAAAAAGTTGACTTGCTGGCCCCAGTTTGATCATTGATTAAACCCAACATGTTTTCATTTAACATTGCTGGTGTATAATAATAACTAATTCCTAGATCTACATCAGGCATTCTAGTAATATCATTAATAATTAAATCATTAGATCCAAGCTGTTTTGATTTCTGCCTCTGTTGAGAAAAACCTACAGAAACACCTTGTACGGCACTCATGTAAGCTCCACTCATGGTGCTACCTGTTCTGTTTGCACCTGTGAAAGCGGGTCTCTGACCAACGATCACAATTGAATTATTACTTTTTAAAATATTTCTAGCCATATTAAGTTCCTGTTGGGATTACACCTAAAACATCCTCGATCAAAGTTACTGATAAATCATGAGAATTGAAATGCTTCCAAGTATGAGTCCACTCTGGGCAATACATGGCTTTTGGTTGATTATATACGGATTCTAAATCAACTCTAAATCTTCTATATCCAGCTTTGTTTTCTAAGAAATGAAGCATAGATTTTAATTGTCTGTCGGATATATCTGTGAACTCATAGTTGATCAGGAAAGATGCATTGTTGTCTTTAGTCTTCACTCGCTGCTTGAATGAATTCCTAAACTCAAGAAGCTCATTCTTCAAAGTTACATCATTTTGAAATCCAACATCAGGCCGATAAAAGAATCTTTGCGACCAAAAAGAATTTTCTCCAGTAGGAGAGTTGTGGATGTTCGACGCATGATCCCCAGTACAGTAATAATAGTTATTTAATAGATTCTTATTTACCCCTGTGTATACAACATCAAACTTATTGTAAGTTGAAGAAGCATCCCAGTTTCTAAAACCTGTATTGACAAAATTCATACCTGTCCAATTGAATAAGTTAGGAGCTTGATCAATGTTATAAGATACAGCTACTTCATAATGTTGATTATTCATATGATTGATAGCATAATTATCAGATATTCCAGATACATTTTTATATATGCCACTATTGTCAATATTGACTTCAAACATCTCAGTGCCATTTTTACTTTCAATAAAAGCTGCTAGCTTGCGAGAATTAGTTTCATCAAGGTCGTACCTAACTTCATACTTAGCCTCTAAGCTATTCATTGAGAAGGGTATCATGTTAATTTGATAATCGTCCACCTCATATAGAAAAGCCCTAGATTTAAATGAAACCTTCGACCCATATACAGGCGTAAGATTAAGATCGTCATAAGCCGACTCAACGACTATACCCGAAATATTTTCATCTCTATTGTAGAATAATTCAGAACCCATGACCAATATAATTTATATTTAAAATAGCGGAACCATTATCAGAAGCTGATATAGATTCACTTACCACTGTGGCATTAGGAATCGTTAACGCATTAAGATTTGTCCCATCCCTGCCATCAATATCAAAAGAAACAGTATCGCCCTCTCTACCTGATAAAAAAGTAAAAGAATTATCAGGAATAGTTTCATCAACTTCAATTTGAACCTGAGCTGTATATTCTATTGGAGGGATAAGCTCGACAGAAACGGGAGTTTTACTACCTATTGAAAAATGAGGTTTTCTGTTCATTTTAATCGCGTAATCAAAGCCGATAATTCTATTCGTAGTAGAACCCTTGCAAGTTGCGCTAATTGATCCTTGAGATGGGATGCGGATAGTTAACTCATTAGAACTTAAGTCTTCTATGGTCTCATTGGATGAATCCATCTCATCAAAAATAGAAATAGAAGCGTTAACTTTTGGCACAGATCCTACCGCACAATTGACAGAATACGAATCTAAGAACCCACTACTAAAGCCATATGCATTTCCTCCATAAACAATTTGACCAGCCATAGCACCCAAACCAGTATAACTTAAAATAGGATCACCGTATATGAGATGCCTAGCGATAGAAAGTTTTTGCTGAGTAGCCCCGCCAGCAGCAGTTAAGCCCCTACTTGATCCCAGAGGCTTAATAGTATTTGCGCTATTAGAGTATGATAAGTCTACAGAGCTAATACCAGAAATATGGTACGAAGCTATGTTTACAGCTACTTCGTCATTTAATCTTGATCCAAACATTATCTTCTAAGTTGTCCTCCTAATCTTTTTTCATCAGCAATTACTTGCTTAACAGCAGTCTTGATTTTGTCAGACAGCATCTTCTGTTGATCGGTAGAGTTTTGACCTTGAGTTTCAGTTTCAGCTCCGTTAGATCCATTGATTGTTATGTTGATATCTCCTGTGGATTGAGATGTCTCGGTTGCGATAATTAATTCATCAAGTTTGGAGACGAGATCGGTGTTATCACCAGTTCCAGCCCCAGAGTTCAATGCTTGTAAATTACCTGCTCCAATGTTCCTTGTGGCGGCAGCGTTCATGACGAACTCTCCACCTGAAAGCATCGCAGGAACTGTATCAACTCCTCCAGCAGCAGGGATTAAGCCTCCTGTAGCGAATGATGAATCAGCGCCAACCGCTTTAAGCTGCGCTGGAGTGAAATCAGCCCAGTTCTCCATATACTGTCCATTTTTAAACGGCATGAACGTTGGACTACTTGACCCGCCTACGGAAGGACCGCCTACGGGAGGTAACTGATCTACCCGAAGAGGTGGGTTCCCTCCTGAGTTAGAGTTGAAAGCCATTCCACCCGCGCCCTGATTAACGATCTGAGCTTGAGGGGGGCCACTTTGGAACCCTCTTCCTGAGAATATATTCTTTAAACCTCCATAACTAGTTCCTGCAACATCAAACCCTGTGAACGAAGACTTTAATGATTCAGGAATGCTCGCCCCAGCATCTCTCGCGGCCTTAAATCCAGCTCCCATAGACTTCATAGCAGCGCCAGCAGCAAGACTAATTGCGCCAGCCTTCAGAGAATCCATCAAACCCTCTTTGTTGGCTTTTTGTTGCGCTTTAGCTTGCGCCCTAGCGTCCATTTCACTAACAAACAGACCAAAAGCTTGACGCTTAGCATCTTGAACCTTCTGGAACTGAGGACTGTTTCTACGACCAAACATACTAAGCCTACCACTCTCAGCGTCAAGAAATGCTCCACTACTATCAATAGTATCTCTATTCATAGCTATCGGGGTTTGAGTAGCGAAAGACAAAAGGTTTTTCGCTCCAACAATTTTCCCAGCGCCATTCATACCCGGGGTGGTGAACATCCCTTCACGATCTCTAACTTGTCCCCCTTTGGAGAAACCCTGCATAGATCCAGTGTTCAAGGCAGACATGAATCCCATGCCATATTTTTTAACAGCCTTTTTGTTCATAACGAACTCACCACCCATAAGCATTGCTGGAACATCATCTTTGGTTCCTGAGCCACCCCTGATGGGGCCACCAGCCTGTTTACCAATACCAAATCCACCAATGAAATCATTAACGGCGCTATCCATAAACGCACGACTCATTGTGGCGAGGAAATCCGCAGCAGTGCCAAGTAATATATCTCCAAGATTCTCTCCTTTTTGAATTGCGTCTAACATTGCGTCACCAATGTTGTGAGCGAACTGAAAAGATGAGTCTGCTAAACTTTGACTTAATCTATCTGCATTTTCAAGATCTGTTGGTACTAGTTCAAAAAACCTTGTGCCAACGTCTCGCTCCATAGTAATCCTTCTAAGGTTAAGCCCAACATTTCCCCCTTGATCTTGAGCTTGAGCAAGACGACGAGCTTCTCCAGCTTCAGCACTAGAAAACGGAGCTAAATTATCTGCTC